GGTAGTGTATTATCGAGTGTCGGACACTACACAGTAACAAATACAGTAACAAATAATACAAGGTTTACAATAGCACCCACTACATCTGGTACATATAATGTTGAAATAGATAACATATCCGTTAAAAAACTAACATCGACCTACCCAATCGCAAATCCTACCTCAACTCTAAGAGATGATGCTAAGAACTTATCATACGGCTTACAAACTAGTAAGTGGAAAAGAGATGTATTAGGTGTCCCATATGCTAGTTCATTTGATAGATTAGAGTGTGATGGAAGTGGGTATGTGGATACTGGATGGGTACCTGAGTTAGGTATTGGTAAAGAGTATTCGATAGAATTGATAATGTATATAAAAACTTATGATGCTATTGGTAATTATGACTACAAAGGTGTGGGTATACATAATATAAATTGTATACGCCAATTTAACTATGCCAGTGGTTCATTAAGTGTATCAATAGAGTCAAACTATTTTAATGCTTATGGTGTACTCCGAAACCAAGATTTTTTCCACCATATAGCAGTATCTGTGTCTAAAAATAGTTTTACAACATACTTAGATGGGAGTAGCTTAGGCACCACTGATATTATTAATACATCTACAGATAGCGCAAGCTACCCTATAGGTAAAATACTTAATGACTTAGATAGTGAACTAGCAACACCACTTAGACTATTCAAAGTACATCAAAAGGCAATGACTCCACAAGAAGTAGAGTTTAGATACAACGAATTAGTAGACAAAGGATTACTAGCTTAGGCTAGGTAGTCCAACTTAAATTAAAGGAAATAAAATGATACAAGAAGAATTAAAAGAGGCTTATGATTATATCATAGTGCCTAAAGCAACATTAGATACACCAATAGAGCTTAAAAAGATGCTTAAAGAAGATGGAACTTATTACTCAATCAATGGGCTTAGTGAGGAGTTAGGTGAGATGTTTACTCCAGTAGATAGGATTGACGATAGATTTGCCACATTTAGATGGGCTATCCCAGCTAACGGAGAAGAAGCTCTTATCATCACATACCTTAAGTCAAAAGGTTTAGTAGATATGAGAGATAATGGTATTGAAGATGAACTTAACTTTACAGCAGATGAGATTGATTACACAAACTTAAATGGTAATGAGTGTGGTGTGTTTCGTAAGTTTGAGATGAAATATGTTCCAAAGGTTGTAATAGATGTTTAGTATAAGGTTAAAACCTACAAAGAATGATAAGTTCGTAGTGCTCGAACCTTATACATTTGGGGGTATAACAATACCAGTAGGTTATGAGACTAATGGTGCTGATGTTCCATTATTCGCCACTCTTATCATACCTAGATACTTACCAAGTAATTTACCTATGGTTACTATGCACGATTATCTAACTGACCTAGGTAAATATGAGTTGGCTGATAATATGTTTGAGGGTATGTTTAGAGCTGATAAATGGACTAATCGACGTGCTTTAGCGGTTAAAGCTGTTAGACTTTATCATAAGATTAAATACGGAGCTTAATATGTTTAATATGGATATAGGAATTGGTAGTATTGTTGAGGCAGGTGCAAAGTTATTTAAGAGCTACTTTCCGCCTGACCTTACACCAGAGCAAAAAGCGCAGCTAGAAGCTGGAGCACAGAAGTTTCAGACTGAGATAACTAGCCAGCTGATAGACTATAATAAGTCTATCATAAAAAGTCAAAAAGAAGTTATAGTAGCAGAAGCGCAGGGAGAAGGTTATTTACAACGTAATTGGAGACCTATAACTATGCTAGTGTTTGTATTTATAGTAGCTAATAACTACATCATAGTACCGTATATGTCTGCCCTATTTTCAGCTAAGATACCTACTTTAGAGCTTACTCAAAACATGTGGGACTTACTAAAACTTGGTATTGGTGGTTATATAGCTGGTAGAAGCATTGAAAAAGCTGTTAAATCTTACAAAGGTAATTAATGAAGTATTTTAAAATTGAAGAGTTTGCGTGTAAATGTGGCTGCGGTATAAACAATATGTCTAAAGTTACTTTAGATAGAATAGACAAAGCTAGAGCACTAGCAGGTATTCCATTCATAGTTAATAGCGCCTGTAGATGCCCTAAGCGTAATAAGAGCGAAGGTGGAGCGGATGACAGTGCTCATTTAACTACTGAAGAGGAAGAGTGTGAAGCGGTAGATATAAAAGTGACTGGTAGCCGTGAGCGCTACATAGTAGTATTCGCATTATTAAGCGCTGGGTTTAACCGCATAGGTATAGCTAAGGGCTTTGTGCACGGAGATACTGACTTAACAAAAGATAAGCAAGTTATTTGGACATATTAAGATTAGTTTAAGATTAATATGATATAATATATGATTATAAGGTAGGTAAAATATGGAACTTAACATTTTCAATGGGGGCTTAAATCTCCTTAAGAATGAGCGCAAAATCGGACTTAACGAATGTACAGATGTTGTTAGTGCTGATATTGCCTCTGGTTCTGTAGCTTCACTACCTGAACGTCAATTTGTACAATTAGATGTTAACCCTGTATTCTTAGAGTATCAAAACAAGGTAGTATCTGCTGATGGAGATACTCAGATAGCTAGAATGCATAATCAACTATTTCGTAGTGATGGTGTTGCACCTAGGTATACAGATGGTAAGTTAATTGACGGCAGACTCAAATGGATGGAAATGGGTATTGCTAAACCTACAACTACTATATCAGTTAATATAGTAGAAGTTGATGTAGGCTCAGTAATATACACTTATGAAGAAGATGCTACTCTTATGGGTGCATTGCAAAAGAACTACACATACCGGTACTTGTTCATTATTGATGGAATTCCTACTACTTCTGAGTTCACGACAGATAATGAGCATGAGGCGCATAGACTGTACATAGATTACTCTAACGTAGTAGGTACAGTTACAGCTGTATACAGATTAGTTAGCGGAACTTATATAGAGATTAAAGACTCTGTAAATGCAGATAAAAAGTTTGTAGACTTTGATGTGGCTGCAGGAACCTATCCATTTGAAAAAGGCACAAAGAGAATAGTTACAGATGTACACGCTGCGGCTACTTTATTTAGCAACATTAGCTGGTCTGGCAGCGGTAAAGCTACGGTTACCTTTGGAGTTACTGCTTGGACTACTTCTCCTGCTTTAACTTTAGACTTTGCTACTGGTAACCATGGCAATTTAGTTGTAGATGGTGTTTATACTATAGGCCAAGTTATTAAAGTTGTTGATGATATTAGAGTAGATGGCATGAAAAAATTTATAGTTAGGCATGACTTTGGTTATTGGCCACTAGCTACTATGGAGATAAGACATGATGGTTATTATATTAAAGAAATTCACGCCTCACTGGTTAATACTCCTAGGGCTGTTATTCTGGATAAGTCAGCTTCATATGCTAATGGTATAGGTGACTCACTCCTAGCCTCTATAGGCGACAAGGACCTTAGAGGCGAATTAGAGTATGCATTAACTTTTGAAACTGATGCAGGTGTAGAAACAGCTATTGGGCCTATATCTACCATCATACATTCAGACGGACAAGCTATAAATATTATTATACCTGCTATGGACCAGCCATCTACTGATGTAAACAAAGTAAATTTATACCGTAGAAACTCTGGGTTATACTCTGGTGGTACCTCATTCCTGTATGTTAAACAATTCGCATTAGCTGATTTACCAGTTACATATACTGACAACACAAAGATTGAAGATTTAGGTAGACTTATGCCTCCTAGAACTATTGTACCTCTACCTCGTGATGTCAGATTTTTTACAGAGCATAGAGGTAGACTATTCTGCGCTACTAAAGGTTACACAATCATAACAGATGTGTACACACCCGATAGCGCTAATGAGTACCCTACTACTCCTAACAATGGTGATATATACACAGCCAGCGGACTTAGCGCAGATGGATACACTTATGCCGAAGGTACGTTAGCTGGTGAAACTATACTTAATAATATGAAGATAGTATATCTTAATAGTGAATGGACTATGCATGCCTCTGATGATGATTTACAAGACTATTCAAAATACTTTACAGTACTATGGAGTAACTTAGGTAGACCTAATGAGTGGGACGGGCTAAACTTCCTAAATGTATCTCACGGTGTTACTGGTCTCTGTAGTATATCTAATGGGCTTGTAGTATATAGTAATACTACTACTTATATCATATTAAATGCTGAAACTAGTAATTTTACATATAGGAAATTATCTGGTACTCAAGGTTGTATCAATGATAAGTCTATACAAGAATGGAATGGTATGGCTATCTGCGCTAGTAGCGATGGTATATCTATAGCAGATGGTGGTAAAGTTCAGCTTGTAAGTTACAATAAGCTAGGCTTAATTAACATGGAGAATAACATCACCTCATCTGCAGTAGTTGGTGAGGATTATTTCTTGCTGCTCAAAACCGGCTTTATACTACGTATGAACTTGCTCGATATGACATTTAGCTATATAGATGCCTTAGATTACTCAGGTCTTGGCGAGATGTATGGTAAACTTTATGCTACTAGATTTACGAAATTATATGAGATTGAGTTTAGAGCTAGTACAGAGAAGTCAGTATTAATAGCAGGGGATATAGAGGTAGCTAAGCGTACTATGGCTTATAGAACTGGTAAAGTTACAGACAATGCAATTAGTAATCTTAAAGAGTATGATAAGGTAAGGGTAAACTTTGAAGGTAAAGGCTTTTGTACGGTATTCATTGATGATGAAGTCGTATTACTTTTAGAAGCGCTTGTAGATGGGGTAACTACCTTAGGTATTCCAAACGAGTTTAATAAAGGTTATAGTATTCAATTCGAGGTTACTGGGGTAGGTAAATTACACTCTATTGAATATACTTTAAGAGGGAGAGAAAATGCTTGAGGTACCTACTGATAGTACTAATAAAGAGCTGCAAGATGCGTTTAATGCAGGCGTAGCTTCAGCTATAGAGTCGCTTAGAACTGACTTTGATACGTACAAGTCTGATATAGAGCGTCTATATGAATTAGAGGGTACTAATGGGCCAACTGACTCACCTAACTGGAGGGACTTTATGTATAGATTATTTACAAAAGTTAAGGAGTTATAATGGTTAAAGATATATCAGCCTCTGTATCGTCACTTATAAGTAGAGGCATATTGATTGAGCCTAGCACTAATCATTATTTTAGTGATGGTGTCTGTGTTCGTGAAATGATTGTACCAGCCGGTACACTTGTACTAGGCGCCGCCCACAAGACAAATCATTTAACTACGCTGGTATCTGGTGTTATGCAAGTACGTATAGGTAATGAGTCTAAAATGCTTAATGCACCTTGTACATTTGAAGCACTTGACCAAAGCAGAAAAGTAGGTCTGGCCTATACTGAGTGTGTGGTACATAATATTATACCTACTGATAGCAAGGATATAGATGAAATTGAAAGAATGTTCACAACATTACACGAGGATAAATTTGTTATGATGCTAGCTGAACATGATATTACTTTAGAGCAGGCTGATGCAATTGCTTTTAACAAGGATACTTACTCTGAAGCCTATAGAGGTATATTTACCGTAGCTAGTAGTAAAGTGCACGGCAAAGGCCTATTCGTTAATCAGGATTATATAAAAGGTGCTACTCTTGGTAAGGCTTCGCTAAATGGTATTAGGACTGAGCTAGGCAGGTATGTAAATCATTCTATTAAGGCAAATATAGAATTTGATAGATTTGATAATGTAGTTACAACTAGAAGTATAAAAAGAGGTGAGGAGCTATTAGTGGACTATAGCTTAAATCTATCATTGATAAAGGAGATAAAATGTCAGCAGCAGTAGCGGCTTTAGCTGTAGGAGTAGTAGGTACGGCAGGGTCAATGTACATGAGTAATAAAGCTTCAGGAGCAGCAGCAGATGCAGCGGCTCAAGGTAGCGCGGAAGCTGCGCTAGCCAATGCAAATAACCTAGGTTTTCAAAAAGAGCAATATGAGTCTGCCATGCAAGATGTAGCTGATTTAGAGGATATATTCGGTCCTATACAAGATAATATGGCAGAGTACTATGCAAATATTTCACCGGAAATGTACCAATTGCAAGGTAAAGAAGCAATAGAAAATCAGTATAAGCGTAGTAAAGAGTCATTAGACGCTGTGTTTAGCAATAATGGTATGTTCAACTCAGGACAAAACACTAATGCTAGGGTAGCGCTAGAGGCTAGTAGAGAAGCTACATTAGGCGCCAATAGACAGAATGCAGTTAATCAATATCAAAATGATGAAATGCAGTGGCTTAACTTTGGCTCTAATCAGCTAAACCAAAATAAATCATTTGCTTATAATGCAGGAGCTGGTGTATCTAATGTATATAATCAACAGGCAAATACGGCTTTAAACAGCGGTCAAACAATGGCAAGTATTCACTCTAACCAAGCGCAAGGATGGGGACAAGCAGCTAGTGGCTTTACACAGGTAGCAGGCTATGGCGTGAGTCAAATGAAACCTACGTCGCAAGTAACTAATGGTAGCGTACCTGCTTTAAACGGATTAAAGGTGGATTGGTAGATGAAACCTACAATAATTAACTTACAAGATAGCTATGCTATAAGCCGCGACGTGTACAAGTCTAGTGATGAGGAAGCTCAAGTAGCAATTGATATGTATCATAATAGACAGTTTACTCAAGCAGAGATAGACGTGCTTGAGAGTCGCGGTCAGCCAGTAGAAACTTTCAATATCATTAAGATGTTTAGTAATGCAATAGAAGGCTATATGGAGTCTACGGTACACGACATTCAAGTATCACCAAGATATATGTCTAATCCTACCGCTGCTTTACTACTTAATGATGTAGTTAAATATATTACAGACACCAATGAGTTTGATAATGAAGGTTCTAAGAGTGTGCTAGATGGTATATTAACAGGTAAAATGTGTGTATTCTATGACGTGGTAGATACTAAGAATACAGATGCTTTTGGTCGTAAAGTTAAAGAGCTTAAGATTGAGTATGTACCATCAAATAGAGTAAGAACTGACCCTATGTCTGAACGTGATGATATGTCAGACGCTAGATTTTGGCATATGTGGAAATGGGTAGACGCCGAAGAGTTTAAGCGCAAATGGGGTTCTCGTAAAGAAGCCAGAGCAGAGTCTTACTCTACTTATGGTACTGAAGATGTGGCGGCTGAATTTGAGAATAAGTACGGCATGCGCTTAACAGGTAAGTTTAATAGATGGGATAACTACTTAGTAGTTCATACTATTATGAGAGATGGGGATAAAACATGGTCAGTGCTATGGCACAACGACATTATCTTAGAGAAAAAACTTATACCTTATAAAGAAGTGCAATCACCTATTAGAGCTATATTTATGTCTAGGAGTGATAAGGCAGAGCATTATGGTATCTTTAGAGAAGTTATAGAAAGTCAAAAAGCTATTAATCAAGCTATCATACAAATTCAGCTTCTGATAAATACCAAGAAAGCTTTTGTGGAGTCTGGAGCTGTTGAAGATGTAGAAGAGTTTAGGCAAGCCTTTATGCGAGTCAATGAAATAGTTGAAATGACTGATATACAAGGCTTTAAGATTGAAGACCTAAGTCGTGAAGTGCAGCAACAATACCTTATAGTAGATAGAGCATTGGATAGAGTACAAAAAGTATTAGGTATTAATGACTCTTTCTTAGGTAATGCGTTTGCGTCGGATAGTGGTAGAAAAGTTAATTTACAGCAAGCTGCTTCATCATCACAGATGACACCTATAGTAAAACGTATTAAACTATTCTATAAACTAGTTGGGCAAGATATTGTTAACTTTGTACAACAATACTATACTTCAGCTCAAATACTTAGAGTTAGTGATAAAGTAAATGGTGATAATTTCCTGGCGCTTAATCAGCCTATGATGATGCCACAACCTGATGGTAGTGAGCAGCCAGTATTTGATGAGGAGATAGACCCCGATACAGGTGAACCTATGGAAGATGAAGCTGGTAACATCTTAATGACTCCATTAAATGACCCTGATACTGATATTCAGTTTATGGAAGTGGATATTAAAGTTGAGGCAGTAGCGCATAATAATGCTAAAGAACAGAACCAACTAATGTTTGAAACTTTCTTAAATGGACCTACTGGTCAAGCTGTACTACAAACTAATCCTGCAGGGTATTTTAAGATAGCTGGTATGAATGTTAGTGAAATGGGTACTAAGAATGCTCCTCAGATAGCTAAAATACTACTAGAGACAGGTCAAATGGTTGGCGGAGGTCAAATGGACCCTTCGTTAGCTATGGCAGGTGGAGATGCGCAAGCCGTTATGGGAGGAGCCTTAGGTGGCTCTAATGGTGGTGGCCCTAAGTCACAAACACTACAAATACCAAGTGGAGGTAAATAGATATGATGGGATATAATCCGGGGGCTTTTATACAAGGCATACAAGCTGGTGAACAAATTAATGATATGCGTCAAAATAGACAAATGAAGCAAGAACAGCTTAAAACGCAAAAACAACAGCTGCAGATGCAACAAAGAACGGCTGAAGCGCAAAATTTTGAGTTTGACCTTTTAAAGAAACGGCTTGATGAAAAAGAAGCTAAAGATGCTAAGAAGCATGCAGCTTCAATGCGTGTTATAAGAGACCAAGCTTCTAATGATTATGCTCATAGTATTAAGCCGGATACATTCGTAAGTACTGGCGAGTTTGGTGGTGATATCAAAATACTTCAAGACTGGTCGCAACAGCTGTCTCCTGATAAACCTGTACCAACAGTGCCTAACCCTAATGACAGTGAGCAAAGAAAGCAAATGCGACAGCTACTGCTTAATCAAGACGAGGAGTTAGCACAGCTTAGCTCACAAGAACTAGAGAATTTGATTAATGTTAATCTTATGAGTGGTGAATATATAGCTACTGCTGATGGTAAGATTGTAGACGTTCCCACTATGACTGCAGCTTTTGGAACTAAATATAAACCTGATGCTGAAAAGCGCTGGGTCGATTTTATGCAGGCTAAAAATGATTTAGGCTTGGCTGCTAAAGGCAAGCTAGGTAGCGACTCTGGTGAGGGCTTAGCCACTCGAATATCTAAGCTAACCAAAAACATTGGCAACAAAAGCCTAAGCGCTGAAGAGCGTGACGAGGCTAATGTTCAGTTACAGTCCTTATTAAAAGAGGCGAAGATAGATAAAAGCTTTGCACAGTCTTATGCATATAGTGCTGCCAATAGTGAGTATGTTAAGTCCGTAAAAGACGGAGCTCCTTTAAGCGAGTCAGCTATTAAGCTAAATATGCAGATGGAAGAGATGGGTGGTAAATTACTAAAACCTAGTGATAATCTTTATAAAAAGACTACGGGTGAAATGGCTACTTACTTACAAGTAAATGACTTAATGAAAGAAATGAGCAGCTTAAAACCAGAAGAAATGTCCGCTGGTGTTTCAGATGAGTTTGGCCGTAGAATAGCTACTGTAGCGAGTGATGAAAAATTTGCTTCTCTGACTCCTGAACAGCAAATTAAAGCTTTAACTAGAGGTAAGTTTACAACTAAAGCGGGAACTATCTTTGCCAAGTTTGTAAAAAATATCTCTGGTTCGGCCGTGGCTGACCAAGAATTTGCAAGATTAGCTAAGCTATTTTTTGGTGGAGATGAGGACAAAGTTAACGTTCAAACACTTATGAATAGCATGTCTAGCTTCGCTGATGCTTCTAAGACCGGCATAGTTAAAGAAGCTAAGACTAATGCAAGCACTTATCCTGGTCAAATGGGTAATATATTACAGCAAGTGAATAATACAGAGTCCTATACTAAGCAGCCAAAAGATATTGTTGAGCAATTTGGAAGCGGAGCTAAAAATCTTGGAGACTTAAAACAAGATGTCGTAGCAAGCGCGGTATCTGAAACTGGCGGAGTTATTAAAGATGCGGCAGTTGGTGCATGGACAAGTTTATTTAGTTCTAAGCCTGAGCTTAAATCTGAGATTGATACCTTATCTAGGAAGGTGGGCGCTATGGGTTTTGAGAAGTTCAATGCGGCAAGAAAGCAAGCGGGCAAACCTGAAGTCGACCCTGAGACGTACTTAAAATTTTTACAATCAAAGGCTAAGTAATGAATGAGTTAGATGAATTTGATAGCTTTGAGCAAGCACCTACTTTAAATCAAACTCAAAACTCTAGTTCATCTGAGCTAGACGAGTTTGACAGCTTCGAGTCTACCGGGTTTTTAAAACCAGATAGACAGCAGTTCGACATAGGCAACAAGTCTGCGCTAGCTGATAGCTTAGAGCAAGTTGATTTAGGCTTAGACAAAGCTAGAGCTACTACTCTTACAGCTCTAGAGTCTGCAACGGCAGCATTTAAACCTTCTACCTATCTAAATGATTGGGATAGTCTTGGTAGAGATGGTAAGCCTAGCCCTAAAAGTGAGCCTTCTATTAAGACAAGTAAGTATATAAAAGAGCTAATAAAAAGCAATGTAGCGCGCGAAAAAGCATATGAGAAAAAACACGGTACCTCTCCAGCCATAGCTGACACTTTAAACTATATGCCAGACTTAGCTATGGCACTGTCTACCGGAGGTCAAACAGCCATAGGCTCTATGATTACAGAAGGCGTACTATCTTTTAATAGAGCCAAAGCAGAAGGTAAAGAAGATGAAGAAGCTTATAAAGAAGCTGGACTTAACTCCGCTATGGCTGGAGTTTTTGGTAAAGTGCTGCAGCGTTATACTAATGCTATTGGACCTAAGGACCATGCAATTATAAAAGATATGGTAGAGAATAGACCAGAGGCTGCAGAAGGTATGGCAGACCTACTTCAGTGGATGAATGACCACGATGAGGTAGTTAACAAGTATATAATGACTGGTGATGGTGAGCTGTTGAAAGATAATCCGTGGATTGACGGGCAGATAAAGCAACTCACCGATAGCTATGGTGAGAAGATAACTCAAGACTATATCAAAGCATTAGCTAATACTTCAAAAGCTACTAAAGTTACTACCACGGAGCTTAGTAAAGAATTTGCAAAGGATATAGAAAATTCTTATGAAGTTATGCGTAGAGAGGCTTCTGATACTTGGGATGATGTAGCTTCTTCTGTGCCGAAGTTTAGTTCGACTGGTGAACCCATAAGATATGATATAACTGACATGCAAACTGAGCTAAACCAAATGCTTGAAGGCGCTCCTGATACTGTTACCAACTTTATTAAGAAATGGTCTACTAATACTGATAATGGGTTAGAGATTAAGGCTTTACAGAAGGAGATAACAGGTAAGCAAGCCACCATAGCGGAGATGAAAGAAGCTGGATATCCTAAGTCACAGATTGCATACAGACAAAAGCAATTAAAAGATTTGGTAGCTAAGAAATTGGCTTACGATGAAAAAACTGGTTTAGACGTTAGGCTTAAAGACTTTAGTGATTTAACTCAAATGATGAAAAATCTTAATAATAAGCATTACGTAAGTGGTGGAAATATAAGTACTAATGACCAACAACAGATGTATTATCTTAGTCAAGCTAGAGATATACTGATGAAGAAGATGAAGTCACTAGATGGTGGCGAAGAGTATCTTAGCAAATTAGCTGAGGCTAGTTCTAAATCTAAGGGTATATACAATACTTTTGGGTACGCTAATAGTGGAGTTAACATGGGACGTAAAGTAGCTGCGCATGAGATGGGTACTTTAATTGGAGAAGTGCCTGACCAACAGCTTTCTATATTTAAGCGAGTCGTAGATAAAGACCCTGATGATTTTTTACTGAGTCTTAGCACTATGAAAAAGCATCTTAAGCCAAACACAGTTGATAAGATGAAGCGCATGTACGTAGAGAAGCTAGTTGGCTTTGATAAAGTATTCGCTAAAAATGGTCATAACTTTAGTAAGCTTGATGCTGGAGCATTCTCTGATGGTATAAGCAAATTGCTTGATAATCCTGATGGTGTAAGCCTACTTAAGAATATGTATGGTGAAGAGACTCTATCTACTTTTAGGGCTATAGATAATATATATAAACAGATAAGCGCTAGATTACCAAAAGTGTCTGCTAGCTCTCACGGAACATTGCGCAAGTATACTACAGACTTGGCTAGAGTAGCTTGGGATAGTATGACGGGGCAGAGTAATAAAAGCTATACTCGTGCACTTCTAAATGCCTATGAAAGCAAGCTTGGGAGAAACAGTAACCCCTATCTTAGAGGAATAAAATAATGGGCTATTTTCACGGTGATGAGGTTCATAAAAGTACAGGAGGCTGATTATAGTCCCGGCGTTATTAGCGAGAGTGGTTCTTCCAGGCTATGTCTGACAGCTTTAACATTGGTGTAGAGACACGGAAGAATGGGCTTATAAAATGGCTGGAGCTAGCTCAGGGCTAGCTAGAGATATTAGAGAAGGTAAGTATATTGTTGATGCTGAAGGTAATTTCTTTAAGTCTAATGGCACTAGGCTGGACGCCGTATGACTGCCTTGAGGTAGGACTTGGTATCATACCAGATAGTGAGGCTAAATAACCTCGCTATCTCTAACAAACACAAATACGTCCATAGCATTAGCTCCCTTTGCCTCTAGGAAGCCTAGTAGCTCTGAACTACATTCATTACATATGTCAATATGATAGCCATGCATAGATACTACATTCCATTGCATCTTTGCAAACGGCTCATTACCATGAGGCTGCAGTAGCCCTACAAATTTCCCACAGCGGTCACATACTACTTTAGTGCTTATTTCTTTCATAGTTGTTTCTCCCACTCTTTGCCATTCCATACAAATACGGCACCATCTTCTCTGTTATATTTATCACCTACTTCTGGATACTTCTTAGGTATTGCTAATTTACTCATTTGTTTATATCCTCCCAAAATTTAATCGCTTTAATTATAGCGTTACATCTATTTCCATCTCTTTGCATAAATGAAACATTTATCTGAACTTCTAGTTCTTTGTGTAGAGCCTCAACTCTATCATCTATAATCTCTTGTGGTACGGACATAGGCTTATACAATCCGTACAGATACTCATTCCTGTGCATGCATGTACTCCTCTACTTGTTCAAAACTATAAGCAAATAAGCCATAGCCGCCCTTAGTTCTAACTTCATTAAGCTTAGCTATCTGTAACATTTCGTGCTTCTTTAATGACTTATGCACCTGTCTTACCTTATATAAACCCTCCTCAGTGTATACACTCCTCATTACTCTATGATAGTCTTCTTCAGTTTTAACCTCGACGTGTAGATGTAGCAAAGTCTCCCTAGGTCTAATCTCACTATACTCTCCATCTCTAACTAATACATCTAAGTTCTTAGGCCAGCCACATATTAAATCTGCCGTACCAGCCTTAGAATATTGGCCATTAATAACTATGCCACCAATACCTTCAATACCTTTTATAATTTTGCTTTGATAGCCTTGTTCTTTCATCTGTCTCTCCATTAATTTGTTACTAGGGTAATTAGCATAATCTCGTCGTTCAATACAGCTACTCATCTAGTACACCACTTATCTTATTATCTTCTAACACTTTAACTTTATTATTAGCTAGCCACTCTTCCATCATTTCCTCATCTGTTTTAGTTCTAGCGAGTCTTAGCTTTTCTTTTTCTCTCCTAGCTTTTTCACTCTCTCTATGAGCTTTATTAATAGCTCTACGCCGTTCTATCTCTACCTTACTCATAGTAGCTCTTGACTTCTTTTTCTTAGGCTTAGCAGCACAAGTTTTCTTTAAAGAATTAAGTCTTTTCTCTTCACGCCTAGCCAGCTCAGCTTCCTTACCTACATACTTATGTTTTCTACAGGGTCTAATGCCTGCTAATGATGCTTGATGCACCTCCATAGTATTATCATCTTCAGGGCAGTGAGGGCATATCCTAAAGTATCTCATTTCCATAGCTCCTAAATCATAGTAACCCTTAATGGGTTTAGTCTTGCTTCTCTTTCTACTACAGCTACCACATAGAGGTGTTTTCCTCTTACCTATTACAGCTTTAACACTAGAACAGTAAGGGCAAAAATACCAATACCTAATGTGTTTATAGTCCCTGTATCTTTTCTTAGCTAGTTTAGGTGCTACTCTTAACCTAGAGCATTTACGGCACTCTACATCTTCAGTAGGCTTATATGTTACCTTAGCTATGTCTCCACAAGTCTTGCATACTCTATCATACAGTCTTTTACCATCTAGGTGAACTCTCCTAGCTTCTGCACTACACTCTTTACAATTAGCTTTCCTATTAGTCTTTGTAACCTTAGAGGCATAATACTTAAGTTTACCACAAGTAGGGCAAGGACAACTATACTTAGCTTGGCTCATCTTGTGTCCCATTGTAGGGGGTCTATGATGTGTTCTATTACCTCCACACCTTCCTCTACTTTGAGTATAGCATCTTTAATTAGCATACCATCGTGTAGGTCGTCTAATTGTCTAGTCAAGTTTTTTATTTCCTTGACACAATACTCTAGTTTATCTACGCAGTCCTTGAATTTACTGTCCATAGCTTACCCTTTATAAACTAAAATTAAAAAGCCTATAGCTACTGCTTCAATGAATAAAGCTAGGTATGGCTCACTCATTGCCCATCTAAGGTATTTGTCTATCCATTTCATTAGTCTATATCCTCCTTTGCTTTATCATCTCTGATTTGAATAAATGTAGGTTGTACGTATGTATCTAATATTTGTTCATACTCTATCTCTACTACCTTACCAATAAAATCATCTGCACTAAGGTTTCTATCACTGTCAGACAAACCACTGCCAACAGCAACAGTACGACCTTTACTATCACTAAGTACCAAACTACCAATAAGACCTTCATATTTACCTTCTCCCTCTGTGGTATCTGCGCATAGCAAGTCAGCCGTAGGTCTCTTCTTGTACTTACACAAGTCGATAGTTCTTGACTTAGTGTCTCTCCACTTAAAGTCTGGTTGATATAGCATTAAACCTTCATAGCCTTCTTTAACTATCTCACTTAACGCACTAGCTAACTGCTCTTTGTTTTCTATCATCTGAAATGTAACTATGCGACTATTATCAATACCACTATGTAGTAATTGCTCATATCTTGCGTTATACTGTGCGCCAGTAAAGCCTTGCCAGTAATCATCTAATGATAGGTAGTCAAAAACTTTATAGGTGTGACCCGTTGATGTCTGATTAGCTTTAGGGCCTCTAAGATTACATCTTACACGGTCACCCAACTTTCCACTGCCTGCAACTCTCTCACAAATATATACACCATCAAGAGCATATCTAAAGCAATCGCCACCATCGTCGGTATGAGTATAGTTAAGCCCTCCCGATGTAGTAAATGTTGTTTTTCCATTCTTTACCTCCACTGCAACATAGTTACCATCATATTTAGTTTGGGCTATTAAAGGGAATTGTAATATCTTCTTTAATAGCTTACCTTTTGCTTGTTGCTCTATTAGTTTGTTGTAGTCTAAAGCTTTATTAATCTTGCTCATTTACCATTTCCTTAAGTAAGAATTTTTGTCGAAGTTTACCTTTTTGATAGCTACTGCTTCATAAACAGCTTTGCCTATGCCCGGTTTATCTGCTACCAATATATCTACCACGATAGGGGTATCTCTATTATGGTTCGCTTGGCGAGCGAGTCTTTGAGTGTATTTACTTGTCTTGAACGACATAGAATATATAAGTAGCTTGTCTGTTTTGTGTAAGTCAACTCCCTCTGCGTGCCCATCACTCGATAGAATAAGCGCTTTTGGGAACGTCTGCTCAAGTAAACTACGCTCTGCAATGAAGTGCGCCATAATAGCAATCTTTTCTTCTTCATAGTTAGCCTTTATATAAGTTATCTTCTCTCTACCACTAGTAGTAAATATAGACTTGCTATCATCTATTTTAAGAGTACCTCCTTCTAGCTGATAGTGCACCATACGAGTTTTCATATCACTGTCTAACAGTACTTGTATGTCATTAGCCATAAATATCTGGTCTTCTATTGTTTGTTCTATTACTTGCTTAGTAGTGTCCAATAGAGGTACAATAACTAGATTAACACTAGGCTCATGTTCTATACCAACCTCGCCCCTGGTCTTAAAGTTGAAATAAGGCTTTAGCCTATCTAGCACTTCGTCTGTTTTATACTTAGTGTATGTCTCAACTAGACCATAAGGTGTTCTGGTCATATTAGATATACCATAGTGTCTAAACCAATCATAGAAGTTTCTCTCTTTAAAAGGTGTCCAACTACTTAGTTTAAGCTGATGATATATTAGGCCAACGTGCTCAGCATAAGGCGTAGCAGACAGATATAGTATAGGCCTATTCTTAGTAAGCCTAGATACCGTCTTCCATGTTTTACTAGGTCTTCCGGTAGAACTAATGGCGTGATGACTTTCATCTAGTATTATAAAATCAGCTGGTATCTTACCAGGTATCTTATGCGCAGACTCATAGTTTATTACCGTAAATATCGTATGATGTTCCCACTCTTTCAAAGTGTCTGTCCAACCAGGTATCGCTTTCTTCTTCGTTACTATTAGACAAGTCTTCGCTTTGCTGTTCTCTACCGCCAGTAGAGCCGTCAAGGTCTTCCCTGTTCTCTCCTGCCAGCTTAAATAAGCTAGTCCATAGTTTCTTATCGTCTCTAGTGCCCATTTTGCGCCCTCCACTTGATGCTGTCTAGGTGTCATTACTCTGCCTCACAAGGAGGGTTCCATAGATTTATGGTTTTTCCGTCTGTGTCTAGCTGATGCATATTCACTAGTCTCATATCTCTAATAGCGTCCTTTATAGTCAACTTTTTAGACTTGAATAACCTTACTACCTCTCTCCACATATCGCAGGGAGTAACTAGGGCGTTTAAAGCTTTCTCAGCTTTCTTTGGGCCTATGCCCGGGCATCCCTTTATATTATCCGTAGAGTCACCCATTAATGTTTGTATATAAGGGAATTGGTGTGCATCTTTACTCTCAGTTTCAACCCATTTCATATCTATTCCATACTTAGAACTCTCATAGTAATTGAAGTGCTTACCAGGTAGAGATTTATATACATCCTTATCAACTGCGCATAGTACATACTTTTCAGGTTGTGTTCTTTTTAGCATTACAACTTTATCATCAGCCTCATAAGCAATGCATATCTCACCCTTGTAACGCTCTAAGCACATTCTTTTTAGAACACCTAAACCTTGAGGATACCTAATCTTTTTACGATTAGCCTTATACATCGGCTCTACGTCATATCTAAAATTACGACCTTCAGTAAAGTACAGCTCGATGTCTTTGGTATTAGTCTCACCTTTTATACGAAGCAGCTTCTCTTCTATTTTATTCATAGCTTCATCAAGGTTTACTTCCCATATACACTCACCTTCTTCATCATAGCCTGGAGCTTCTATCAACTCCCCCCACTCATCATCACTATACATATCTCTAGGGAGTAAGTCATCAGCGTATTCACTTGTAGAAGCTGCCGCAAATACTATTGTGTCTGCATCAACTAGAAGAGTCTTTGAAGGCTTAGTATAATCATCTAATCCTTCCTCTTCACCTAAATCTTCAATCTTCATAGCTAAGTCCTAACGTGCCTTGATTTTTGTGCACTTTTGCATTTCTATCGTGGTAAGCTAAAAACATAGCTCCGCAAGATAAGTGATAGAGGTGGCTTAGCCCAGTTTCTGCGTCTACTAGCTCACCACTACTATATGCCATAAGATGTCTTAACATGCCACCTCTTACTCTTTCTCTATCTTCTTTAGAGTTAGCTAACTTCCAATTGTTGGCCTCATACTTCTCGGCTCCGAATGTTAGAACTGAACCTATACCAATAATAAAGTCAGGGTCTATTAGCTCTAATCTATTTTTCTCACTATCATTTTTCATAAACTTGCTCACCGTTCGCTCCTACTGCTTCTTTAGAATAAGGCCATATTACTATGCCGTCTTCTTCATAAATACGCTTTGCTAAGTCTAAAGCTGGCTGCTCAGTTCTTCCCGTTATATAATGGCTAAGCTGCGCGCTACCTATCCCTAATTCCATACCAAGCTTATACTGAGGTTCGTACTCTCCAGTATCAAGCTTAGCGCTTAGATATGCACCTATCTTCATTTAAGTCCTTTATTTAATTACTTTAATTATATCGTATTAATCTTAATTTATTCTTAACTCCATATCTCTCTTATATGGACAGATAATCTATATCTATATAATGATATAGATATGGATATAAAATCTCTTATATCTATATCTCTGTTGTTTCTAAGAGGTTTTTAAGATATAAATATCTAACTGATTTTGCTTAACTAGCAATTTCCATTGATTAAGGTCAAAGGTGCGACCTCCCTCAAAATTCTCTTTGCTTCTAACTATAATCAGAAGCTTAGGTGGCTCAGTATACATCGTCCCTATGCCAAGATTTAAAGTATAGTTCCATTTACATCTTCCTAATGCGTTATGCTTCATTCTATTAGGCATACTATCCCAGGTAGTTTGCGTACACCATACCACCTCTTCATGCATTAGAGCCTCTAGCAGACCTTTATCAAAAGCAGGCCTAGATGGTAGACTACCATCTTCTTTAAGGTACTGGTCTTTAGACGTTAATAATAATAAGCCTACTGTCATATTTTCAGCTCAAACTTCATAGTCTCAATGGGATTGTAATCACTTACTATTAGATTAAAGTCATAGATAGAGTCAAAGTCTAGGTGATATCTAGGCTTTTTCATTTCTACATCATCCCATACATTGTCTATATATCTCTTAACTAGACGTAAATGCTCTTCATAGATATGGCAATCTCCTAGGTCCATATATACCACTCCCGCTTTTAATCCGACTGCCTTAGCCACTAGTTTGTTCAGTAGCCAAGCGCTAAACATGTCACTAGCCAGCCCTATCATAACGTCTACTGAGCGCTGGTTCCATATCATATGTAAGGTTGCACCTTCTACGTACCACTGATAGCTAAGTACACAAGGCACCTGTAGTGCTTTAGAGCTGGGGTCCCATAGAGATATAACATGCTTCCTACTGTGTGGAGTTAAAGACAAGCTGCCTATAAGTCTTGATAGTTGATTAACTCCATTAAAGTTATGTAGTAGTCTAGCATAATCTACATCAAGCGAGCCGTCTTCATTAGCCCAAGCTCCCCAGAAGTTACAACCATGTTTTTCAAAGCCTTTTACGGTGTCTTCATTTGACATAAAAGCTTTAAGTTCTCCGACTATTCCCTTCCAATATATCCTTCTACCTTGTAGTAGAGGAACTTCATCAGGTAGTATAGTGATTGTCCTATGAAAAACAGATAAGGTTCTTCCCTTTGTAGGACTTTTAAAGGTACCAGTCTCTTTAATCTCTTGTACCAGAGACATGTATTGTCTTTCAGCGTTACTTATCATTTCTTATTCCTTGCTTGCGTTTCACGCATTTCTTCAACTGACAGAGCTTGACCGCCACCAGCAAAACCTTCTTCTAAATCGCCCATGTGCTGACCACTCATAATATCAACAGGCATAGGTATATCGTGAAAATAGAATACCTTAGACTTTCTAATTTCGTACCAAGCCTCCTGCATGCTATCATGTAAGAGCTTACTCCAGTAGTCTTTGTCATTTTTGGGAACTATCAGGTAAGCTGCATCATGTATACTATTAACTAAGTACTTTAACGTACTAATGTCTTTTTTATACATTAGATGTATGGCTAAGCGCATGGTTTCACCACCTGTACCTTGAGTGGGGCCATTGATGGCTTCTGCGTACATCTTTGGCTTCATCCTATAGCCTAAAGCTGTCTGACAAATATAAGAGCCTTTGCGCATCTTATTACCTACCATAGTATGGTACTCTTTTAAGCCAGGATAGGCTTTAAAGAAACGTGCTATAATGTCTTTAGCCTCTCCTATGCTGAATTTAATTCCGTACAAATCAAAAGCATACTGAATAAAAACGTTTAGCCCCATACCATAGGTGAGCCCAAAGTTCATTACTTTTGCATTACTTCTTTCACGACCATGTACCTCTTCAATAGGCTTATTATAAACCAGCGAAGCTGTGGTCTTATGTATGTCATCTCCACGCATTAGTGCAGCATACATATTAGGCTCATTCATTATAGCGGCAGCTATTCTAATTTCTAGAGTAGCAAAGTCAGCTGCGACTATAATCATATCACTGTCATCTGGTAACCCGAAGCAGCTCTTAAATTGTCTTGAGTAGTTCTGCAAGTTGTCGTATTCTGGTACATGCTTACTACCTTTGCAAGACCACCTTGAGGTGCCTGCTCCCACCGGTGAAAATCTACCATATAGTATTGGATGATTATACTTGATTAGTTTAGACATATCATTTTTAGCCTTGCGAGCAGCTAATATTACTTCTGCTTGTTTTTGCTGACGCTCAGTAAATTGCACGGCCTTCTGCTCTATTCCTCTACCTGTGCTTGACTTCTTTGATGAGTCTAAACTACCATTAATTATGATGCGTGTTAGCGTAGCCTTATCAGATGAAGCAATACCTAGTAGCTCTTTTACTTGCTTAGGACTTCTTGGATTAAAACCGTCACCAGCTAGATGCAATAAATCATTATCTAGCCTATCTATAGTGTCTTGAGTCTCTATCATATAATTAGCTATTACGTCTTGGCGCATTGGTATACCATTCTGTTGCCATACCATAGCCTCTTCTATGGCGTATATAGCCAAGCGATATGCCATATTACCTTGCATAACCTTTTGTATTTTGTCAATCTGCCACATTCTCTCTAGTGCCTCAACATCAGCAGCAGCATATCTGAGCTGGTCTTGAGACATGTAGGCATTTCTTACAAACCCTGCCTTTTGTAAAGCTTTCTTATCTAAGCCTTCATATAAGTCCTTGTAGCCAAGGTATGATACAGCTTTGTCCAAAGTAAATTCTTGCAGCGAAGGATAAGCTATCTTAAAAGCTACCCATAAATCATCAGTCCTTGGAGTTTTCTCAAAATTAAGAGTTCCTAAATCGTAAGGCGCATTCCACCAAACTAGCCACTTATCTTCCATCCATTCTTTAAGCTTCTCAACAGCTTGGTCAGAAGTAGTGGTAACCATATGGTAGAGCCCATCTTGTCTGAATTGTATAAGTGAGGTATTTACGTAGAGCCCGTCAGTTTCTATATCGCAGAAAATGGGCTTGTCTTTTGTGTAGTGCTTATTGGCTAACCTTAAAAAGTCGCCAACTGTTATTGTCTTGTACATTGAAGTCCTTTGTTTACGAGTATCTATCTCGTCATTAACATTCTATTAATACACCACTGTGTACTAATTAGAATGGTATGTTTTTATCACACTCTAATTGAAAACGACGACATAAATCGTCGTAATCTTCTTGAGCTATAATAGAAGGCTTAACTTTGAGTTTGTCTTTAAGGAGTCTATTCTCTTCTTTAAGCTCATCTACTATTCTCTCAAGCGCCTCAATATGAGCTTCTTGTCGATTTAGTTTAGTAACCGTCGCTACTTCGAGGTCGCCAAGATTTTCTACATTGAGGCGGCGCATTATATCTTAGGGCCGTCTTCAGTAGAAACGTCAGCTACGTCCATATCGAGGTCGTCAAGACCTTCGTCGTCACCTAAATCTTCAGCTTCAATCTCTGAGCCACCTGTGTATTCTACGAACTTCTTGAGCTGTATTGCGTCAAGATAGAAAGCTAATCCCTCATTACCAGAGAATGCATTGATACCAATAGAGCCATGTATAATACCAATAGAACCTTCACCTATCACTTTATCGCCTAAGTTAAGCGGATTGCCGTTAGCTCTAAGAACTTTGATAACGTTCGGCTTACCATCTTTTGGCCAATGAGTAATAGTTTTAGCTGCTAAATTCCAGCGACCTGTTGGCTCTTTGATTTTAGCATCATCTTCATCATAGGTAGGTTTACCATCCTCACCAAGAACATCTCTCATTTCAGGTTTGAACATTGCATAAGATTGTTTTGTACAACCAGCAGGTTTGTTTTCTCTCCAAAATTTATCAAAGATAGCTTTATCTTTTTTCATAGACTCTTCATCAGGATAAGTAACTGTAGCAGTGTAATTGTAGTTTGCTGGGTCTCCGTTATCATCTTTGTTCATTTTAAGCTTACCTTGACCGGTAATTTGAACCCAAGATAGTGGGAGTAGTGGTGTTTTGAAAGTTAATTTTGCGTTTGCCATTGTTTTTCCTTGTTTTACTTTGTTTTATAAATGTCTTACCTTTCGGCAGTTTCACAACTCAGGTTTGTATAGTCAAGGCCGCCGTTATTGCCTTCATTACCTATTTCTGGGCTAGAACTATACTTAACCTTAATAATACCCAGCCTAAGCTGAGCACTATAAGATTAAACTAAACCGTCTGGAATAATTACTTCTTTGCGTGCTGCTTCAGCCTCTTCCATAAGAGATTTAGCTCGCTCAGCATCAATTAGTCCAGCTAAAAGGTCTGCAAACACAGCTTTTTCAGTTGCTTTGAAAGTTTTTTCACGGTCTTTACGTGATTTTTCAGCTGCTTTAGAGAAGCGTGACCATCCAAGCTCTGTGTCTGGTTTAGCATAAAAGTTTGGTTCACCATCAGCATCATAAACAGGTACCATAACGTTAAAGATTGAGTCAAGAATGTGAGTAATGTTACCATCTTCATCACGAGTTACTACATCATCAATGTTAAAAGCTGCTCCACCTTTTTTAGGTTCTAAAAGCTCTGTGAATTTAGCTACAGCGTCTTCACCAAGATTTAACTCATTACAGATTGTCATTGCTGACTCAAAGATTTCTTTTTTAGTTGCCATTTTATTTCCTTCGCCCGTGGGACTTCTTAAATTAGAAACGATTTATTGTTTCGATAGAATAATTATATCATAATAAGATTAATCTAATCTTAAATATTGATATTTAATCTAATTATATTAGTATACACTCTAGTAGGGACTTATTTAATGATAATTACTCTTGCTATAGCTCTACTAAGAGCTACATACATCAGTCTAGCATAATTCACATAGTAGCCATTACGTATAGCTATCTTTATATCTTCTTGCGCTATAAAAACCGTTCTGTACTCACTGCCTTGAGACTTATGAACCGTTCTAGCATAAGGAGCCCTCATATCAAAAACTAAGTTCTGATGCGTTAGATAGGCTGACCAAGCTTTAGCTCTAGCGCTGACTCCTTTGGCGCCTTTATTCTGTCTACACCACTGTGCTAAACTTGTATCTTCTGGCAATGAATTGTCTGAGTATAACTGTCTCTGACATTTCTCTACCTCAGCCTTTAACTTCTTAGAGTTCTCATAGTGATTGCTATCATAGTAAGCAGTATATACTTCACCATCAACTGAAAAGCTTTTTAATGGATAGTTTATCCTAGTATTAAACTTCTCTATGTCTGCTTCAGTCTTTTCAACATTGTCAAGATTTAGTTTGCCCTTCGATATACAAGTGGGATATATAGTAGTAGCTTCAGGCTCTATATCTCCATTAACTTCTGCATCAAGCGAATTTAGAATAACGTCACTTGGTTCTTTAATGCCTAGATATGCTTGAGCTATCTTGTTTAGCTGCAAAGTCTTGGCATTAGTATAAGCTAATATAATGTCTTGTTCAGGGTCATAGCTATACTCAACTAATGCCTCTTTTAATGGCATTGACACTATATCTTTATGCATTGACAAGTCTGCATGGTTACTAGGCCTTTCTATGTAAGATACAAATCTCTCAAATGTCTCAACCACTTCTGGTGCTTCGGCTCTATGCTGTGTTGTAAGATACTCAACATTATCAGTGTATATGTAAGGGTCTATAGCTTCACCATCTACAGGTGGCAACTGCGAAGCATCTCCAAATATGGTTACCTCGGCTTCAGCAGGCAAAACCTCAAGCAAAAGGTCTAGTATCTCTTGATTAATCATACTGTACTCATCAATAAATACCTTCTTTATAAGGCTAAGGTCTGTGTCTCCAAGCTTCTTAAGCTTTTGCATTCTTTGCCTTTTTAGAGGATTAAAATTCTCATTCAAGGTTGGTACAAGCTTTAGCACACTGTGTATAGTATAAGCTAGCTTAATTCCTTTCTTCTGTAGTACTCCTACTGCTTTATGCGTTGGAGTAAGTACTAAGGTACCGTCAGTGTATTCTTTGACTAGTCTAGTTGATTTACCAGTCCCTGCGTGACCTACTATGAACTTTATTGGTTGGTCATAGTTGCTTACTAATTCTAGCATTCTAGCAACCTATGAAGACCCAGTAACATCCGCCACCTGCTGTACGTACTAGTACTGCATCACTGCTTGAACAGCCTATTGGCGGTATAGGCATTATTGGTGCCACACATGCTGAGGCTACTGAGGCTGTTATAGCCATTATTAAAATTAACTTTTTCATTATCTCTCTCCTATTGACATTACTAGTGGTATGGTAACCACAACTATTAGTACTATAATTATGTCATCATAGTACTTGTTAAACCATTTCTTAAATCTATAATTCCACATCTTTTCTCCTTATACGTAAGTATCAAGACTAGCAAGCCTAGTCTTAGCTTCAAGCTGTTTAATTCTATCATCTTGAATATTAAGCATATCAACTACCATCGCTAAGTCTGTAAGCTTCACCAGCACCTCTCTATCCTCGCATTTAATCACAGCATTATTTACTGCTAATGCAAATTCATCTATGCTCATTATAGCTCCTCCTTAATCTCATTAAGCACCGTCTCTGGTGTTACATCAGTGTACCCATAGCTCTGCATCTTGCTAGCTAATGTTTCCAAATAGTTTATAATGCTAGCCACCTCGTGAGAGTCTATTATCAACTCCTCTACTGCAAAGTCATAATCACTCTGTAGTCTAGCCTCTATTAATGCATCACGTCTTAACTCTTCTTGTTTCTCTGGACTCATTGTATCTCCTTTAAGTAGTTTATATATTTACTATAGACCGTATCACTCATAGGCAGCTTGAGCTGCTGCTGTGAGTAGTCTGCTATGTCTGGGTCTATCCCCGCCTTAACTAATAACTGCCTATCCTTATATTTCGTAGTACTCGCTGACTGATTACAGAACGCCTTAGTGTCTAGCTGTAAAGCACTAGCTACTTGAGCCTTCTTGTGCTTCTTCTCTGAGTCACTACCATGTAGCTGGTATAATAAATCAGCCAAGAACTCCCAAGGCAGCGTAATGTATTGACCTTGCGGCTGGTATTGAAATGCTATAAATTTTAGAGAGTTTATAATGAACTCATCAATGCCTAAAATATCTACTAATGACTCTGGACCCTCCTTGATACTACTAAGTATTTGCTCACTATAATTCTTATCACTCTTAAGCGCTATATCTCGTCCCACCGTATGTGGGGCCTCTGTGAATAGCTCGTGATAGTATTTCGTCTTCTCATTCTTATAGAGATGCAGTAAGTGATTTGCCAAGTCTTGCAACTCATCAGAGTGATGCTCTATGCTTGAGTTCTCAAACAATAAGTTTAGCGCTCTTGAGTCCTCATCACTGAGACGTGGCTGCTTGCCATAAGGAGCAACATTATGAGGTAGCGCATACCATAGTCTACGGTCATGCTCATCTATGCCTGGTATCCAGTTGCTAGACCAAGTAAAAGCTAGCGCTGCACTAGTCACCGCGAATGAGCCATACTTCATATTATCTTGTCTTCTAGCTCCTGCAGTTGTTCTATCTCTTATAACACCGTGCAATGTTTGCCACTGTTGCGTAGTAAGTCTAGGCACGTCATTGAAGATGCTTAGTCTCTTGCCAACCATTGCATCCCCATAACCTGAGTCAGTTGAACTAACCTCTATTGTATTCGACATAGTTATCAGCCGAGTTGGTATAGCCTGTGCTAGCGTTGTCTTCCCTGTTGCTCCCTCAGTCATTTTGTCAGTTACTAGCATCGGCACGGTTTGCGGCGCTCTCTTGCCAAACATAGCGTGCGCTAACCAATGTAAGTAAAACTCACGGTCTCTGCCTGTGCCCATATAAGATGTAATCACTCTTGTTACTACATTATCTGGTAGTTTAGATACAGGCAGCGCCCTCTCGTAGTACGTTGAATGCTCTGCCAGGTTAAGCGTGTCTATATCACTATCATCACAGTAGCTAACTCTGGGACCAAACGGGTCCGTTAGTATCTTCACCTGCGGTATGCCTGCTACATCCTCCTTGCTAAGCCCCCGCAGCTGCGCTAATGTTTGCAAGCTTAGTGACGGGTCATCATTCTTACCAGCTCTTCTCGGCTTCATTGTCGACATATTAATCTCCATAAAATAGATGTTCCTATTATCTATATACTTTATAAGCCCATACCCGTTTATTATAGTATGCTCCATGTCCGTCTGTAAAGACTCTGACTCAGCTAATCTATCCTCCATACTCTCGTGTCGTGGAAGATTACATAGCATTTGAGCCAGTGCCGTTCTAGTGGCAACGCTGTTCAGTGCCTTCCCATAGTAGTCGCTGATGAGCAGCTCTAAGAACTTGTCTCTGTCCTCGTGAGCTATCAGCGCATTGTAGCTCAGCTTGTATGCTATAGTATTAAACGTCATATAGCTTAGCTCTGGCAACTCTATCCTAGCCTTGCTAGCCTTCTGTGCACTGCGGTCTTGCTCATTCATCAAGCTTAAGGCTAGCTTTTTCCACTCCTTCTTTTTCATTAAGGCATCTTTTTCCTTGACGCTCGGCGCATCTATGCGACCGTTCTTAATAGCTAGCTTAACTCCCGCGTGCATCGCCGCATCTATAAACATAGAGTGATTGGCACTGCCTATGCGCTTGCTGGCCTCTGGACGATGCGACACTATATAGTCTATCTCTTCTTGCGTTAGTTCCTGTAGTGGCGCATCATTAACTATTTGCCACTCGGCCTCTTGCCCTGGTATGCTATGGCCCTCAAACATAAAACCGCTTGATATGATATCATACTGCGCCATCTTCATTCTAGTGATAGGCAGTTGCTCACTACGCTTAAACCAGAAATGACGCTTGTCTGAGCGCGTTGTCTGAGTTGTGAAGGTGCTCACTATCGAAGGATATAGCTCCTCTAGTTCATCCAGTGCTATGCCATCCGCATCTATGCAGACTAGTGGAGTATCTTTAGTTAAAAATACCTGCAATAGGTTAGTGCCTTCTATCCATTTCGACGGGTATGTTGTTACGCGCTTTGGCACCTTCTTGTGGTTCTCGTCGTACTTCCATATCCCCGCACTACATACCTGCGCTTGTAGCTTGTCGGTTAGCTTGCTTGCTATATCTTGTAAGCTCATTACTTACTCGCTCTAGCTACCACTATCTTATATACAGTTGAGAATACAGGCTGTGTTAGCTTAAGCGCTTCTGCTACAATAGTCTTGTTATGCACCTGGCATTCCCAGAATATGAGATTGCTATTATCTATGATAGCATTCCAAAATGCTGACCAATCTTCTTTGCCTCTTTGCTCCTCTAAATACTCTACTAGCTCGCTAAAATCTTTCATTTTATAAATCCTATATTAATTTTTATAATTATATCTATTTAATCTTAAATTAAGATTAAATGGTAGTTTTTCTATAATAACGAGCTTAAGGTAGATTTAAGCTATAATTATAGAAGTTAGTTCCCTCGCAGAAGCTGCGCTATGATTTGAGATGAGATAGCGCTTGAGCTTTCGCCGTCGTCTATATCTATTGCCTCATAGGATACTATATCATCTTCAAAGGCTGTACCTTCTAGGAAGGGCACTATATCGCTGTTGGCGGTTAGAAAATACAGAACATTTCCGAGTCTAATCGAATAATTGTATATATCCCACTTTGCACCATAGTTCAGTACGCACCACTCATAATCCCATTTGTTGTTTGGAAATGGCATTATATTTTGCATACTACCATTTAACCTGTCAAGATACTCTTTAGTCGCCTCTAAGCGGTTTACTATTATGTTTGCCATTTTTAACTCCTCTAATGAATAGTCTATTCTGGCTAGACTATTCATACAAAGCGTTAATTTTCAACGTTGATAAAACCCTTATAAATTTTTATAATTATAATAATTATGGAATTATGGGCCCTAGGGAGTCAACTTTTTATTTATTTTCTAAATATCTCATAATGATATATATAGAAAATAAAGAAATATCTATCCCTATAACGTCCATAATTCCATAATTTCTATAATTTTTCCTTAAAGATTTCTTAAACGAGGACTAAGCTTGTTTACCTAGCCCAGGCTATCTTTAAAAGCCTCTAAAACCTCTATCTTACGCCTTAGTTTAGTCAGCTCGTCATCATAGTCATGCTTATGTCTACTTATATAGTTATACTCACTTGCTGATAGACTTATCTCGTACTTCTTACGTTTCGCCACATGCTTATTGTCCTGTGTATATCCCGCCAAGCCGTGAGGAGGCTTACAAGTAGCGGGATGCCTTAGACAGTATAGAACTTTTCCGGGACTATACAGCGGTTTACTACATTTCGCGCAATACTTAACCCCCATTACGCTTCGATAGATGTCTCAGCGATATATTTCTGTTGTTCTTCAGTAGCGAACTGCGCAAGCCATTCAGCCTCATTACCCTTGTTCTCAGCTTTAAGCGCTTCAATCTCTTTATATAAGTTCATAGCGTACTCTCGTAGTTCATCACCTTTTAAGCCATTATACTCTTTGATGATACTGAAGTTAATCTCCGTAGCACGCTTCATACCATCTTTGATGTAGCGCTGACCTTTTGTCCATAGAGACATACCTATACTACTATAGCCTTTGTCTTCTAACTTCTCACGTTTTTCAGCGTTTTGGTAAACCATCTCAGATAGGGGCCAATATCTATTAGTGAAACGACAATATCTATACGTTTCTCCATCTTTAACTACATCGGCTGGTCTTGAATTACTACCACCTTTTTTAGGCGCTAAGAGTTTTTCAAACTCAACTAATGCGTTATTATACGCTTTTTTACTTAGTCCAAGAGACTCTAAAATCTCTTTGGCTTCATTCCATGTTTGTAATTTGGTCATAATAGACTCCTTAAATATTTACGTCATAAGACGTTATAGAACGCTCCTAAGAACGCTCTAAACGTTTTACATCTGTTATGAGATTTGATAGTATACGTTCTACTAGCAATTTATCATCATCACTTAAAATTTCTGCGGGCGATAGTACATCAAAACTCTCTTGACAATAGTTCTCATTATACTCCGACAATTCTACATCTCTAGCATGTTCTAATAGGCGTTTCACCGCTTCACTTATATTTGACATTTCTTCGCCTTCAAATCTCGTCTGATACATTCGGTTATATATTCCTCTGCCTCATAATCTGGCGCTAGACAACGATATTCTTCATCATCTTGAAAGAAAGTTATCTCCCATTTACTTCCATTATTATACGTCACATAATATCTATCAAATTTACGAGATAGTTCAATTTCTACTTGATAGATATCGTCGTTCACCTGCGTATAGAATACGCCTTCATTTTTCTCATTTAACATTTTATACTCCTTTATCTCATAAGAGATAATAATACGCACGTTATAGAATGCGCATTATATTCCTTATAATTATAGACGTTTTTATATCGGCATCAAGCGTGCCTCTGACTTCTATGCGTAGATAAGATGATTGTAAGTCATCACACGTCTACGTCTTGGACATTTATAAATCAATGAACGTGATATACTTTTATTCTTGTTAATATCATTAAGAGACAATTTTGACGTTTTATTTCCGCGTTTACGTCATACGCGTTTATATCTCATCTTAGATACATATCTAAGATATAGATAAGGGACTCTTTATATAATCATATTATATCATAACGTTTCTTAAATAATTATTAAGACGCGTTACGAATATAAAGAACGTATAAGAGACGTGAACCCCTTATTAGACGTATATTATAACGTAACGTTTCTTAAATAATTATTAAGACGCGTTACGAATATAAAGAACGTATAAGAGACGTGAACCCCTTATTAGACGTATATTATAACGTATGATATATTAAGATATTCTTAATCGCGCCGCGAATTACGTGAGGATATATACGCATTTATATATGAGACGCGCGTTATATCATAATATATCTTAATATCTTCTTAATTCTATATATCCTCACGAATGACGCGGAAGGGTTAAGCACCCAATGCTACTGATGATGATGATAATCGGTCTGTAAAATTTTTTCTCCGCTAAAAACCAGCCTGGTATAATTCAATTATATCTTAAGAAGTAAAGACGAGCACAGCCGAGCACAGCCGAGCACAGACGAGCACAGCCGAGCACAGCCGAGTGTAAAATTTTTTCTCCACTAAAAACCAGCCTGGTATAATTCAATTATATCTTAAGAAGTAAAGACGAGCACAGCCGAGTGTAAAATTTTTTCTCCGCTAAAAACCAGCCTAGTATAATTCAATTATATCTTAAGGAGTAAATATGAGTGTAAAATTTTTTTCTCCGCTAAAATCTAAGAAGCAGCACTAAAGTGCTATACCTCTTGGCTTACGCATCTTCGCAGGCTTAGCAGATTTACCACTAGAGTGCTCAGCTATCACCATATATCGAACTGCGTCAGCCGGGTTAGACCACTCGTCATGTAGTGGCTTATCTTTCCAAACACCCATTTTATCATCCCATTGCTTTGAATAGTTATGTAGCATATCATCTATGTAGCTACAGTCAGCATCAATATATAGGCTAGGTATAGCGCGACGCACCAGCTCTATATCATTAGATACGCTACTAGTCCTAGGTATAACCAACGTTTTCCTAACTCCGAGCTCTCGTAGTATAGCTAGCCTGCTCTTACTCGTACCTAGCTCTTTAACTTTAACATCATGTGGTAGTATAACTTTTTCTATGGCGTAGTTAGTGCTTCGCATTTGTTCTACGTAGTGCTTTAGTCCCTCTCCAGAGTTATAGTATACGTCGATAACGCGGAGCTCTTTCTCACCATTAAGGTTTATGTGTACCTGATAGTATACTAGCACCATAGTATCATTCATTCCCAGGTCGATTGCCACTCTAACTGGTAGCGCAGCGTCATATAGTCCGTCTATTATATGCTTCGTTCTGAGTGGCTTCCACAGTCGAGCGTAGTAGGCTCCGTCTCGTACGGCTTCAAACGCGCTCTCTGGGTCGTAAGGGTACTCTTGGTCGAAATCTTCGCCACTTTCTCGACGCTGTACAACCACCCACCACTTTTGTCTATCTGTTAGTTTGACATCTAGGTCTCGCTCTACTTTATCTATGTAGGCTTGGTCTTCTGTAGTTGCGCGCTGTGGTATATCAGCTACACAATCGGGGTCATATACCCATGACAGGAACAATGGCTTGAAGTCTTTGAGTCCACGCTCACCTACGAAGTCTGCGGCTCTATACCACATCTTATAAAATTGGTTTTTGCGACCTTCTGCCGTAGACTCAACTACCACCGGGTTTCCGGCTTTGATGGCCTGCATAGTTCCCGAGATTAGCTCTTTGGCTTTTTGCGGGTCTTTATTGGCTATCTTGCCCATTTCAGATACGTGTAGGCGCTGCAACGTAGCGGAGCGGAATGAGGTACGGATAAATATCTTTGAGCCGTTACTAAACGAGTACTCTTTAGAGTTGTCTTTTACTACAACTACGCCCAAGAAGTCTTTAATAGCTGGCGGGAAGTTTTCCCAAGCTGTTTTAACTCGTTCAAGTAGTGTGCTGGCTTCTTCAAGACCTTGTGCAAGCATGCCGATGTTTAGGTCCTCTATAAATATACCATCATCGAAATAGTTTATTAGCATAAAGGTTGATATACCTTGCTGGCGACTTTTAAGTATAATAACACGTGGGTGTCTTAGCATTGATGAGTATGCTCGGTGCTGCGCATGGTTCATATTAAAGCGTAGCTTGTTACCATCTTTATCTATTATAGTATAGATATTGTTTAGTCGCCATAGCTTATTAGGCAAGAAATTAGCTATGAAATCTTCATCGCTCTCTGGTTCTCGCTCAAATAGACTTATGTCTCCAGTAGGATACAGCTCTTTGAACTCTTCTCGTGTTATGTTAAGATACCATTTCACGTTGAAGCTCCTTGTTCTTTTTTCTTGCAGCTTTTCTGTCCGCCACATATTGCTTGCGAGTTTTGAACTCGACTATAGTAATTCCAGCTTCTGCCAGCTCATATTCTCGCTTAAGAGACTTGTACGTGCTAATGAAGTTTTTAATCATAATCCATCTTTTACCTTTCATATAGCTCCAAGACTCTTTGGTAAATTTCCACAGTAGCTTAGGTCTACACATTTCTCATACTCCCTTTAAACATACTCATCTTTTCGCTATTGATTGTGGTTGAGTTCATAACATTCACATTAACGCCAGATTTATTAAATATTGAGTTGTATAGTGAGCCTATCCCAGTAGATAACGTTGCCCAGTCCTTAACGCTTAGGTCTTGGTGCACACTCATTTCTTCTGCGGCCTCCAGTAGATTAATGACCACAGCATGGAATTTAGGCTCAAGCTTTTGTAGTCCTGTCACTCCGTCTACTAGCTTATCTATTTGCTTCGCGACTTTAGGTGGTGCTGTTTCTTTAACTGACTCAGCTATAGTGTGCAATGTGGTAGGTTCAACTTCTATAATAGCTTGCAGGTCACCCTGTGACTCATTCTTTTTATCTAATCGCTTTTTCCACGATAGTGCAGTTTGATAACCCATATTTAATTTTTCTGCCACTGCTTTTGGTGTTTCACCCATAGCTAGCAGCGCTTCTGCCTTAAGCTTTAGCTCTTCCGGTATTGCCATTTTATATCCTTTAAGATGTATTTTATCATAAGTTTCTTAAACCAATATAAAACTGTATTTAAGATGATTTTAAGATTAGATATGTTATACGCACGCGCGTGCATATATAATAATGATAGACAGGACTCCATATCTCTTGCACACGGACAGATAACATCTTAGATATAGTTTTATCCCAATAAGAAGTTTTAATCAGTTATAGAGTACTAAGATTATATTAAGACTATTTAGATATAATAGATATATTACTATGTAGTATAGCATTATTAACGGAGCACAAGCCTGTGGTACTGATAATGCTATACTACCTAGTAAGGAAACTGAACGGTTAATATATTAACTAAGAGGAATTAGTATGGCTAATAACGCACAAGACACTCCTCAAGACAACCAGCCAAGTCTTGATGAGCAAATCAATAAGGCACTAGCTAACGTTGACGAAAAAACTGGTAAGCTTCAATTTAGCGAAGATACAGACCCACTATTTAAAAGAGCTGTAATTGCTGAAAAGAAAGCCAGAGACAACCAAGCAAGCTTTACGAAGAGTAGACAAGAGTTGGCGGCTGTCACGGCTGCTAAGGATGAGTTAGAGAAGCTAGCTATTGGGACTACCTCAATTTCAGCTGAACAACAAGAGGAACTCGAAGAGCTTAAGTTCTCTGACCCTGACAAGTGGTTTGAGCTTAAACGCCAGTATGAAGATGAGGCGAAAGCAACTGTTAGTAATAAGATTAAAGAAACTATTACTGCTGCTAGTGAAAAGGCAGTTCAGGAGCTAACGTTGGTAGAGCGTAAAGAAGCATTAGCATCTTTCACATCTTCTACTGGTATTGAGCTAACTGATGACGTGATGATGAATGATATTCCACCACGTCTTCAAAGTAAGATGGGTAGCATGCCTTTTGAAGACTATCTTCAAGAAGTAGCTACTTATCTTGGTAAAGGCAAAGTAGTTAAGGACACAGATAGTGGAATTGACCAAACTAACATCAATAAGATTAGTGGCGCAGATATCCCTAGTGATAGCTGGAGCCCTGAGTTAGGTGATGGTATATTATAAGATAAAGGAAAGATAATGGCACAAGCTATTACTCAAACTGGAAAGCTTCCTATTACTAGCAAGCTAATCAGAAATAAGTGGATGAAAGAGGGCCTTGTACAAGAGCAATCTCAATCATTCTGGGCACCTTTAAAAGGTAAAACATTAGATGCTGTAATTGTTCAGCAACAAACTTCTACTGCTGATGCAGGTCATACAATTGTAGTTGACTATGATGGTAACTACGCAGGTGCTGCTCGTAAAGGTAAAGAGAAAGCTTATGGCTTTGGCGGAGTTAAACTTAAGTTTAGTGACAAGCTAACAGCTGAGCGTTTACGTTATCCTATTAACAATGGTGATAAATTTGATGGTGTAGAGATTGGTGATTTATCAATTAATGAGCATACAGACTCACGTTCAAAACTCGCTGATAACTGGGTAAGACAAGAAGACCAATTTTTCTTTGACATCGGTCAAGGTTATTTGAATGGTAAGAAACCTACTCATGCTTATTTACCTAATGGTAAAACGGCGTCTAAAACCTTAGCTGCTGGTGATGTATTAACTTACGATGAGTTAATCAAAATGGAAACTGCAGAGAAGACTGGTAAAGGTTGGTCTATTGGTGGTAATCGTCGTCCAATGAAACCATATCAAGGTACAGGTGTTAATGGTGGTGCTAATCCAGCTCCGGTATTCTTACATATTCTAACAGCTGGTCAAATGGCTTCACTCAAGTTAGACACTAAGTTCCAAACAATTGTGTCACAAGCAGACGTACGTGGTAGAAATAATATGCTTCTTAGCAACATTGCTGGTCGTATCGGTAACTCTATTTATATGGAAGCACCTGCTTACCACGGCTATGAGGATGTAGTTGGAGATAATGGTTTAGGTAAATCAGTTGTTGAAATGTCTGGACTTCGTAGAGTTAAAATTAAAACTGACGGTACTGAATTATTTGAAGGTACAGAGGCTTATGACAAAGAGTCAACAGCTGGTACAGTGGTAGTTGACCGTGGTATCATCGTAGGTGCTGGTGCATTCACTGAAGGTATCGGTATGGACCCTGATTACAAATTCCAATCTTCTGAAGATTTTGGTATTGACTCTGAGTCTATGATGGAATGGTGGGGTAATGCACAGGCTACTATGCTTACACCTGAGACAGCTGACTATAAAGCAGCTAAAATTGGTAACATGACATATGGTCTTGCTTACTTCGATACATTTGTATCTAAATACGCGTAATTAAAGGTTTACTATGGTTGATTTAAGTACTCAATTTCAAAACAATCGCCGTAGAGAGGCAGCAGCTGTAACGGCTGCTATTCCTTTCTCATTAAGTGAAGGTGACCTTCGTGAAGGCACAGCAGGTGAAACTCTTGTTACAGGTGACTACGTAGTTGCTAAATTACCTGCCGGTGTTCTAGTTACAGAAGCATTCTTAGTTGTTGAACCTGAAAACGTTTTTGATGGTGCCGCAGGGGTTACTAAAGTTGGTATTACTATTGATGGTTCATCAATGATTGCTTCAACTGATGTAACAATTGTTCAAACTAAAAAAGGTGCTGGTACAGCTAAAGTTACAACAGCTGAAACTGATGTTGTTGCGTCAGTAGTAATTGATGCAGCTACTACTACTGGTAAAGCTAGTATTGTACTTCGCTACATTGACTACAGTCGTGGAACAATGAGTTATTTAGGATAGGCTTTCGCCTTTCCTAATCATTTATTAAGGTAAATAAAATGGCATTAATTGAAGATATTGTATCTAAAGCTAGAAGAGTATTAGGCGATGTTCGTAAGAATAGATGGTCTGATGTGCGCATGCTAGACTTAGCAAACTCCGGTATGAGAGATATAAATAAGCAAGTAGGGGCATTCAGAGATTTATTTATATTTGAACTGCAGAGATATAGATATAGATACCCATTACCACCAAGCTTATTACAAGTAACTTCAATTAATTACATGGGACACGACTTACCTGTTATAGCTAGAGAAGACCACACGCAGTATGATGGTGTTATAGCTTCTAAAAGTCAAATAAGCAGAGGAGTATTAGAACTTGCACAACTACCAGACATAGGCTCACGGCTAAAGAGGTTTGTGCAATCGCCTACCTTGTTTGAAACTAATCCCGACGGCTCCTTATCGGTAATATTTAATCCTGATGAAGGTACGGTAGATAATGGTTTCGGCATTGTGGTTAGCGCTGCTATCCCTGGTTATGACTATAATACAGCTATTCCAACTACTTACGGTTTATTAACATCTATGTTACCTAAAGGTGAAGAGGCATCTCCGCTAAATGTTACGACTGTAGGTTCACTAGGAGTTTTAACGGATATATCAGTAGCAGGAGAGCCGTTAAGTGGCGGAGCTATTACTGATAGCTCTAACCAACCAATAAGAGTTGTAGGTAGATATGGAATTATTACTGGTGTGCTTAAACAAGAAGAGTATGTTAAAGTATATTATAAAGCAGTACCTCCAGAAGCAAAAGCATTATCAGATGGTTTTCCTCTATCTGTATCATTAGAGGAAGCTCTACTATATTGGATAGTTGGTTCAGCTTTAATTGATGATAATGATGCCAACAATATGGCACGCTCAGATAAGTTTATGAACTTATATATGAGAGAATTACAAAGCGAACATAAGATGGGAGCTAGGAACTATGCTTCAAATAGTAAGCGTAGCGTAAAATATAACGGAGGAATAATAAAATGAGTTTAGAAATTGATGAGATAGTATTTATTAAAAACCTTGCAGGTGAAGAAGACATACTCTTTGGTACCGGTACAGAACAACAAATTAGAGATGGTGAAGTAGTGCTTATTACACGTATTAATGCACACACAATACCTTATAGAAAAGCTGATGGTACACTTATATCTATCGGTGAAGCTTTAGATGAACTGTATGTAAAAAGTAGTACATAATGGCTTCTACACTACAGTTTACTAAGCAGCTTATAACTGTTCAGGATATGGCGCTAGGCATAGGCCAAGTAGAGCAAATTCGTAATGGTGTACCTTATACACTAGATATGATTAACGCTTCTAATATGGCATATGATAATGAAACATCATTAAAAGATGCTGTTGATACTATGTATGCGCAGCAAGATGGATTATTAGACCAAGTAAATGCTTCAGAGGCAGCAACAGCCGCCAGTGCTACTGCTGCTCAGTTAGCGGAGTGGAGGGCCCAAGCTTGGGAGCTTACAGCCCAGTCATATGCTACTGAACCAGAAGATACCAACTGTAAGGTATGGGTTTCTAATGGTGATGGCACTTTCATTGCTTCAGCTACTACTGACTATTCAGCAGCACATTGGGAAGCAAAAGCTTTGTACAGCGCAAATAACGTTAATGCAGATAATATCATACACACTGTAGGCAGCGGATTGCCTAATGAGGGATATACTCAAGCAGACCTAACAAAAGCAATAGGAAACATAAACAACCCATTGCTAGACCTGCCATTGAACAACTCTTTGGCTATGAAACAAGGTGTAGGTAGTGTGGAATTCAGTAGAAGTACGACAGCTACATATATAGATAGGTATGGTGTATTGCAGACAGCAGCTGTAGATGAACCAAGATTTGAAAAAGATGGTTTGCTGATTGAAGGAAGTAGTACAAATTTATGTTTATATAGTAATGATTTAACTGATGATTCTTGGTTAAAATCTACTGGTGGTGATGGAGAAGACCCAATTATTACAGCTAATTATGGTATATCTCCAGATGGTACTCAAAATTCAACACGAGTGCAATTACAAATAACAGATGACACAGACTCAGCAAACTATTCAAATCTGGAACGAGCATTAACAGATGTGTTTACAGACCCATCGAATAGAACTATATCTGTATGGGTTAGGTCTACTGATGGAGGAGCTGATACTACATTTGTGTTGCGCGATTATCGTGGTACAGATACAAACATTCATATTACAGCAACTAGCGAATGGCAAAGGGTTGGGCTAGTTAGAAATAATATAGAATCAGATGATGGTAGAATTATTATTCATTGTAGAGGTGAATATGGTACTGATACTACTGTAGATATTGAATTATTTGGTTTTCAATATGAGGAACTACCATTTGCTACAAGTTACATACCTACAACAGATAGTGCTGTTACTAGAGGGGCAGATGCTTGTAGCGCAGATTATAGGAACAACATTCCTGCTCCTAACACAGATGAGATGAGTGTTCTATGTGATGTAAGTTTTTTAGGCAGAGCAAATACTCTACAAAGACCTTGGAGAATTTCTGGTGAAGTAAATAGATTAGTACAACTAGCAAATGACACAGGTTTAAATTTTTATTATGGCAGTACACCTAGGCGAGTAACAGCAGAGTTTAATAAAATTATTAGAACTGCGGCTATATTTAATAAAACAGCTATGTTTCATTATAAAAATGGGTATATGGGATCAGCCCCTATCGCACCAGGCACAGTTACAGGTAGTGCTTCAAGTATTGGAATAGGTTGCGATGGTAATGGTTCATCACTTTATTCATTGTTTGGTCACATTAAAAACTTTAGAGTATATGATAGAGCATTAACAGAACAAGAAGTGAGGTTAGCATAATGGAAGTACAAAGGAGAAATATAATGAGTTACGATTCTATAATATATTGTAATGATTTACAAGCACTGAAAGACAAGTTGATAGCAGATGGCTACTATGATGAAGAGAGTGGAACATACACTCTCAACCATACACTCACACCACTACAATATAAGGATAATACATCATTAAGTTATTGTAGAGGATTTAGTTTAGATTTAGATGAGTACACAATGCTAGAAGACTTAGGTACATATGAGAGTATCTTGTTGGATGAGAACAGTGATAAGTTAGATAAATATAAGAGTGTATATGACTATGAGAAAGTAATTGAATATAAAGATGAAGATGGTGCAGAACATACATACACTAGACCATTTAAAATAGGGGAGTTTGCATAATGAAAAAGTATAGTTTAGATGAAATAAATAGTGATGAACAACTACTAGAGAAGATTAAAAGAGTTGATGGCAGTGGTAGTGGGCTAGATGCTGATAAACTTGATGGGTTAGAAGCTTCAAATTTTGCTAACATGCAAGGTGATAATACTCAAACTTTTAAAGTTGCACCAGCTGTTAATGATGATGAGGCTTTAAGTAAAGGGCAGCTACTTGACGCAATTAAAGAAGTTGATGGTGCTGGTTCAGGGTTGGATGCTGATTTAGTTAGAGGACTACCGGCAGATTTTACAAATAGTTTAAGCGAGAATGGCTATCAGATACTACCAAGTGGTTTGATTATTCAATGGGTAACCTCGACAACTGATGGTGATGGTGTGTTTACAGCAACATTTCCCATAGCATTTCCAAATGAAGGTCTTGCTGGTTTTAGTACAGTTCGAGGGGACAACTACACAGCACAAAATGGTAAGCCATCAACTACAAAAATATCGGGTAGTACATTAAATGTTGATGTTAATGGAAGTAGTGGTAAAACTGTAAATTCTTTAGCAATAGGTTATTAAGGATATAAAACATGAAATATGCACATTATAATGAAACAAACGGAAAACTTTTAGGCTGGTATGATAGTGAAATTCACGAAACAATACCTACACCAAATATTGAGGTAAGTGAAACAGATTGGCAGATAGCTATTGACAATAATTGTAACTATGTTGATGCAGATACAAACATTATGTCAATAAAAGATTTTAGAACATTCGAGCAACTTCAAGCAGTTAAATTAAGAGAGCTAGAGTCTGCTTACAATAATGCTAACCAAGAAGATATCGAGTATCTCGATACAACATTTCAAGCTGATAAATATAGTCAAAACTTGATAGTGTCAGTACTAAGTGCTGGAAGTGTACCAGATGAGTTCTTTTGGTTAGATGTAAATAATAACCAAGTAAGTATGACTTATGGAGATTTACAGGGTTTAAGTTTAGCAATACTAGCTAGAAGTCAAACTAACTTTGTTAAGTACCAAGACTTAAAGTCGCAAGTGAACACAACTACAACTATAGATGAATTGGGTAGTGTAGTATGGTAAGGTATGTAATGCTACAACTGTTTACGGTGTTCAGGAAAGTATTTGGGTTAGTATGGTATTACTTTGTAGTGCCATTTAGAAGTTATGCTAGAAATGTAGTGTATAACTATGTACTGCAAAATGGCACCTACCTAAGAAGGTTACTAGAAAGACATCCACATATCTCAGCAGACAATACACATTACATTATAGACCCATATCATGGTGCTGAAGGTGGGATAATTAAATATCGTAAGATTAGTAAGGTAGAGTATTACTTAGTGTTCTGGCTTATATGGGGATGGGTAGATGATGACTCAAACAATGATACTTATGATAGAGGTTATATAGAGAGCATTGTGAAAAGAGAAAGAATGACTTGGCTACCTGAGTGGTTTGTAAGTAAACTAAAAGTAGAGCTACAAGAAGAAAGTCAATTTGGGAACAGCTTTGATTTAGGTGATAGTAGAGTACCAGATTTTAGACCTCTTAGTGCTACATTATGGAATATTAGAAATACTGCTTATAACTTTCAATACATATTTGATGTTAGTAAAGAACAGGAGTTTCTGTATGTAATTGGTGGGAGAAGCTTTGGGTGGATACCAGAAGACTTTGGTGGTGGTTACAAAATGGTAGTTGGGAAAAAGTTAAAGTAACCTATGCTATAATACAAAAATAAATTAAAGGGTAAGATATGAAATTAATAACAGACAAAGATGGAGCTGTAGTACAAGGCTTTGCCCCAAAGTCAGGTAAGGTAATTGAGCAAGGTGTATACACACCACTGAAAGACGAAGTAGTGTTCCTAGGAGTAGATGTAGATATTACTATGGATGGAGTTACACTAACATACCCTGTAGGCTCTGTACTTATATTAGCTCAAGGAGTGTCTGTAGAATTTGGTACAGCAACTCCAGTGCACTGTCTATAGGGTCCTGACATGCTATTAACTAATTTAACATTAGATAATAATATGGCTGAGACCATAGCTAAATCTCCGTATATAGATTACAAGTGGAGCTCGCATACTAGAGCTAATGGGGATAGGGAGTTGTTTGATTACGGTAAATCACATAGTAACGGTAAACTACACTTTGGTAGAGGTATCAAGTTCAACGGGGTAGACCAAAGTGTAACTGCTTATATACCAGAATTTAAAACAGTAATTTATACTATTACAGCAGGTTCAGATGCAACCCATTATCATATAGATTGCGGGACCAGTTGTGGTATTTTTTGGGTTGTAGGGAGTAAGCCAACTGTATACTATAGTGGTACTAACCATAATGTTAATATGTTATTAGAAGAAGATAAAACTTACACTATAGCCTACGTTAAAACAACAAGCAGTGTTGAAGCATACATCAACGGGAGTAAAGTAGCAGAATTTGAGGCAACTACACAAGTGTTTGGGATGCATGCTACTACTATTGGTAGTGAAAGTGGTATGGATGATACTGTATCGAATGTTATTTTTATAAACAATGTACTTACACCACAACAAATTGAATATCAATATAAATACCCAGAGAAGTTCTTATACCATGAAAAAACAGTTAATGCTGATGGTAGTGCTACTTGGGAAGCTAAGAGTAAGATACTTACACAAGATGAACTAAATAGTGTTGTAGCTCATTTACCTATGTGTGAGACTGATGGTTATGCTAGAGATATGATTGGGTATAGTGAGGATGTTAATGAAGTTGTAAATGGTACTTTTAATACTGATTTAAATAGCTGGACTTTACCAACAACTAGAGGAACAGCTGAATATAGTAATGGAAAGGTCAAAATAACTAATGATGGTGATGATGGTTATCCTAGTATTAATCAGGCATTAACTTTAGAAGCAAACACAAGTTACTTAATACAAAGTGATATCTACATTGGAACATCAAGTAAAGCAAGAATACACATGTATGACTCGGATAATTCTAATTTGTTTAATCAAGAATTTACATCAGATGGTAAAGCATGTTTTGTATATGTAACAAAGAATGATATTACAGTAAGTGTAAATTGTTATAACTATGAAACTGGAAATACTGGTACTTATGTGTATTTTGATAATGTATCAGTTAAAAAACTAACATCAACCTACCAAATTGCAAACTTCACAAACAGCATAAGAGACGAAGCAATGAACCTATCATATGGCTTACAAACTTGTTTCTGGAAAAGAGATGTATTAGGTGTTCCTTATGCTGGTTCATTTGATAGATTAGAGTGTGATGGTGTTGGATACATGAGTAATGATTATATGATCTCTGACTCTAACTCTTGGCAAATTGAGATGATACTATATGTAAATTCTGAAAATAGAAATTATGGGGGTATTATTTTGTACCCATTTTACTTAAATACGCATACAGCAGTTGATGTATATTTAAGACTGAATGACATGTCAACTGGATTTAGTACAGGTACAGGTTACCAACACCTAATAATTGAATATGATGCAGTATCTAGTGTAGTGAAACTTTATTGGAATGGGGGGCTTGAACTCGAAGGTACAGTTACAAAGTATGGTGATTATGGGTTATTAAAAACACTTGCTAGCACTAAATACCCGATACCACTATTCAAAATACATACAACTCCACAAGACCCCTTAGAACTATATAATAAAGCTATATCTACAGGTAAATTTGGTGACGTAAGAAGTAAAGCATACATAGATGCTGGTACATTTGATAGTAAAGCTTCTAATAGTTACACATTCGCTAATGATTATAACTACATAGAAGATTTTACAATTTGGAACACTTCTACATATTCAGGAAGTGGTAGCTGTACAGAGTTAGATGATGGGTTCACACATATGGTAACTGATGGTGGTGATATAAGAAAGAGTTATTATATTAACTCAAACCCATCTGAAATGGCTAGTGATGATTTATATTTAATAACTGTAGAGGTTAGAAATCACAAAAATGGTAGTTTTAAAATTATTTTTGATGGGGATGGTTTACCAACAACACAAGCTTATAATACTAATGGTGTTTTCACAGAGACTATCCAGCTTAGTGCAATTGAAGTTGATAGAATACAAACACTTAGATATAATACTAATCCTGTAGATTTAGAATATAGAATACACTCTATTAAAAGAGTTAAAAATCTCCCAGGTGAAAGAACAATAATAGAAAGGGGAACTAATGTCTAATATAATAAGTTACTTTGGTAGAGGAGTAAATTTTAATGGTATTGACCAAGAAGCTCAATATGCAGAAAAACTACCTACTACTGGTGATATAACCATGATGTTTACTGGTAGGGGTACAGTTAGTTGTCTGTTTAAAAATCTGTGGATAAATAATAACACTATTCAATATTGGTCATCAGAATTTTCTTTTGAGGTTAAACATATACCAGATAGAACAAATAATGATACATATGCATTAGTTATATTAAATAATGAATTAAAGTGGTATATAAATGGTGTTCTTAATTCTATATATAAACTTTATGTTAGTGTTGATAGTACTAATGCTCAGAATTATATAGGTGGTCGTAATGGTTTATACTATGATAGTGGTATTTTAAGAAATGTAATAATGGTACAGAAAATATTAACAGCTACCCAAATTAAGCAGCAGTTTGAAGAACCAGAAAAGTTCCTGTACAGAGAAGATGAGGTACTAAAATCAGAGTTCTTAGAACAAGAAGATATTGATGCTGTTAAAGCATATTTACCTATGTGCGAGGTTGATGGATATGTTAGGAATTTAGCTGGGTATAACGAGGGTGAGAATGAAATTATAAATGGTACTTTTGATGCCGATACTACAAATTGGGATACTAACAATTCTGGTGCAACAATAACTTGGCAAGATGGTGGTACAGCTATATGCTCAAATACTGATGATTGGTCTTATGTATTCCAATGGCATAGTGAGTGGGAAATTGGTGATACTTTTGTTGTAGAATTTGACATCTTATCTATTGATGCTACACTTAGAATAGGTGTAGATGCAGGTAGTGTATTATCGAGTGTCGGACACTACACAGTAACAAATACAGTAACAAATAATACAAGGTTTACAATAGCACCCACTACATCTGGTACATATAATGTTGAAATAGATAACATATCCGTTAAAA